ACGTGCAGATAACTTGACTGGCGAAGAATGTTGATGCATTATTAATACATGAACGAACGAACAACACCTAGTGGCTGGACCAAGAGGCACGACGGGGCGTGGGAGGCGCTAATTGATGGCACGACATATTTGATCGATCGAGAGGATGATATGTACTACGTTTATCGATCCCTTGGCTGGGAGCAAGTTGACGCCGCTTCAACACTTATTGACGCTATGGTTAAGGCAGAGGCTTGATCATGAATGACCTTGGATGGACTTTTGGTAAGGGTGCTTGGCCGATTATCGAGCAGATGTGTGAGGTCGAGGTATTCAATGTCGACCCTGATCGCCGGAAGTGTGATATTTGTGTGGGCGGTAATAACTATTGGCTTGTTCGCGATAGTGCTAGGCAGTGGCGTGTTGGCAGGGAGGGTTATATGTGGACTTGCCACTCTCAGTGGGAGTTGCTTGCGTGGATTGGGGATCGGCTGTGAGTGCGCTTGGTGATTTGATTGGATCTCAGGCGGCTATTGTGGGTCGGTTGAGGGGTTGGGGAGTGGAGATTGTTAGTACACACCCTATTACTGGTTATGTGGTTAAGCCGGGTTTGAGGGTTGAGGTGATTCGTTGGTCTCCTGGCCACTGGGAGGGTATTACTCCGGGTGGGCATGTGGTTGATTTTGCTTCTCAGTGGGAGTTGCTTGTTTGGTTGGAGGATTTACAATGAAGCGGAGATCTCATCATTTGAATGAGGATGCAAAGCTGTTGACTCATTGGAAAGTTTCGAATTTTATTAGCGAGTGTCTTTTTAAAGGATATCATATTGCTTATTATCGCGATACTAGTCGCATTCATTATTGGACCCCAAAGACGGTTGATTATCACATCATAGACGTTGATCATATTATGATTTCAGAGACAGGACTTGGAATTGGCATCTTTAACTCTTGAGCGGACCGGCGACAGTAATTGGTATATCAAGAACACCGAGCTTAACGATACTCCCGAAAGGACTGCGGCTTGGATTAAGTCGTTGAAGTGTGATGAGTAGTCAGATTAGTTGTATATCGCCTGATATTAAACAGGAACTTGCATATCTTGGCGGAATCTTGGATGAGAACTCGCATGAAAAGGGTCTTGTTCGACTTTGGTTCGATAAGGATTTGATGACCATTTCTAGGAATGGTGATTTATGGACTCTAACTTATAAAGGCGAGACAATAAAGTCTCCCTTGGATGAGTTACCGCTAGCCGTACGTTTTCTCCTTAATTACACGGTTAAGTATAATGTTTTTGCTCAATAACGTTAAACATACCTTGCGCACATACGGCATGCGCGAAGCGTATACTCAAGGCGGAGCAAATATTCTTTATTGTGGTCAGGTTGCTATTCGCTTGATTAATGATTACACAATTGAGATGTGGAATCCTTCAGAAACATCTAGTGGATCTATTCAACATTTTGAGTCAATAGAGGAAAAGAATAATGCGATTCTTGAACTGGGTCTCGAAGCATTAGGAGTAATCTAATGCACGATTTTAAATATTTTGTTGAGAAATACAACATTGACAACCAATTACCTCACTACAACATTATCGCGACTGAGAAATCACTCGTGGTTGATGGTCAAGATTACCGATTGAGCGTCTATGGATGGCCAGATAATAAAATTCTTGGTGCTAACAAGATTACTGGCGAAAACTTTATTAAACGCTTTGGCCCTAAGGGTAAGAATGAATGCGAGCGAAATCTTAAAAATTACCTGGGGGTGTTAGGTGTCGATTTTCTTGATGGCGAATCTGATTTGAGTATACTTGATCTTGAGATTATGAGCGAGGAATGATGGCTGTACAGTACAAGAAAGTTTGCGTCGAACTTCTAGAAGCAATTTGTACGTTTAGTGAAGAGGATGCCGCGAAGATTAATGCCGCCTTTTCGTCTGGCACATCGGCTGTTTACGATGTCGACAAGGTGGTGTTCTCAAATGTTTATGGCGAACATACGATTGAGAATACGGATCAGGGCTGGAAGCACACTACGGTGAAGGTTAAGTCAGGCTCCGAAGTGAGTGACGTGATCTGAATACAGATATCCCCCGGAGTGGCTGGATGCTCCGGGGGATATCTGTGTCTTTGGCTAGGGGCGCTTCGCGTTTCGGCGGTAGCGTTCCCATGCGGCCTGGGATGTGGGGCCCCAGATGCCGTCGTCTTCGACTCCGAGTGCTCGTTGGATTGAGGCGATTACTCGGTCGTGTGCTGCTTCGCTGGCGTCACCCCAGACGCCGTCGGGCTGTGTTCCGATGATGGACTGTGTGTATGCCACTCCGAAGGGGAAGTGATTACCGGCCCAGTTGGATGCTGCGACGACTGCGTAGAGTCGCTTTTCGGTGTCTGGCCCTAGGATGTTGTCTGGGACGGAACCGATAGCCGCTTGGATTCCAGTGATGTTACTGGTTCCGTCGCTGGCGCGGGATACGGCGTAGTCGTCGACTATGCGGATGCCCCATACGATGTCGTCCATGTCGCGCTGTTTACTTGCGACGACGCCGCCGTTGCCCTGGGAGCCTGAGTAGCCCCAGGATGTGTTTCCTTCGACGGTGTCGATCTTGTTGCCGTAGGGGGCGGTGACAGCGATTCCGATGTGGTCGGATTCTCCGTCTCCCTGCCAGTCGAAGGTGACTGCGTCTCCGGGTCGAACGTCCCACTTGCTGATGAGGACGCCGCGTGCGCGGGCTTCGTTTTCGCGTCCTGGGACGTATGCGGATCGCCATGCGATGCCGACGGTGGAGAGGACCCAGGAGACGAACATGTCGCAGTAGGGGACGCCTGATGCTGCGAACATGGGGTTTCCGGTGGCATGGGCGTACCAGCGACCGTACTTGGTGCCGTTTTCCTCGTCGGCCCATCGGGAGTAGCCGACTTCTCCCTTGGCGACGCGGATGATGTCTGCTCGCGTTGCCATTACTTGTCTCCTACTCGCGGAACGTTGTAGGCGGCGACTCCGAAGAATCCTGCGGTGATGAAGTTGATTGCGTCGATGTAGGATCCGTCGATTACGCGCATGGCGCTGAGCGCTACGAGGATGCCGAAGCATGCGCAGTAGGCGTAGAAGCGAACCTTAGGGTCGATCCCCCTGGATGGGGCTTCGTGCTCACCCATTGTTTTTCTCCTTGAGGTAGGTGATGATTTCTTTCAGCTGACGGTTTTGTGCGTCTATAGCAGATCCGCCATGATTGGGTTTGACGTGGTATTGGACGTCTTTGAGCTTGGTTTCAATGTCGTCTAGTCGGTCTACTACTCCGGGCTTGTCGGGTGTGCCTTCCCATGTCGCAAGCATTGTGGAGAGGTGATCTAAGAATCGTGTAAATCGGTAGACGAATTTTCCAACAATAGTCATTAGGGTTACGACCCCAATCACCAGGGCCACATCTAGTGTTTGAGGTAGATTAATCATCGAACAAAGATTTCTGCGAACATATTACGGGTTTCTGGGGAGTCGGAGAAAAGCCGCCCTTTTCTATATGTGCTTCTCATAATGCTGAGCACTTTGTCTCCATACATGAGCAACCTTTCTCCTTCTCGAAGGTCACTGACCTTATAAGCCCATCTTACACGATCACCCTTAGGTTGTCTCTTCTGAGCAAACCACGTACCACCATCGATCCAGATGGAGACCTCTCCGTCAGGGCAGCGTAGAGAGAATGCGTATTTCGCTTTTCCAGACTTTTTCATGACGAAGTCGTCATAGTTGTCCGCGAACTGGTTAGAGATGGCGTACTCCGCATAGTCTTCAGCGTAGTTGGTAATAAATGACCCGAATCGCGTGTGGGCCACCTCGGACTGGAATTGTTGACTGTCAACGAAATCAGTAACAATGAATCCTTCAGCATGACGAGAAATACCCTCTTTAGGTTCAATGTGGAACCGGATGAAGTAAGGGTTCATGATGGACACGGAGTTTGACAGCATGAGGCAGCGAACACGGTCCTGGTAGCGGTCTACAGTGGAGTAGAAGTCCATGAAGACCTTGGCTTCATCCGGTAGGTAGCGGAGCGACCCTTTATCGATAATGAACTCATCAAAGATGATTGTATAGACGTTCGGGTATGCAATCGACTTGTTCGCCTGCGCCGTAGATAGTGGAATGAAGTATCCAATTGTCTCCCACCTTTTCCCTACCTTGCGCTGCGCGAATTGCCCTTCAACACGAAATTCTTCATCGGGGAACTCCGATTGAATGTCAGCGAAGAAAGAGTTTCGACCTTTCAGCTCTGTCTTGTAGCGACGCAGGTAGATGAATTGTTGACCCTTGTTGATCGCGTTTTTGATAACTATCTTTTTGGCGCCGTAGGTTTTACCTAGGCCGCGAGCACCCATAACCATGTTAAAGACGCCCGAGTATGAGAGCACCTTCGAAAATGAGTAGTAGCTGAATTTCTTTTTCAATCGTATCGCCTCACAGTCCACCACCTAGTGCCAGCAAGGCGGTCAATGCTAGTAATTACGGGACCATAATAGGGGTTGCCGCCGTGACCAATCAAGCGATTCGAGTCGACAACCATCTCCACGTGATCGGTTTCAGGATAATAGGAGCCCGTTGATCGCCACGCCATAACAATGAGGTCGCCAGGCCTGAGTTGAGCCCTCTGGGCCGCTGTCATGGCGCCGCTTCCTCGTCCCATGACGTCGCGTCCACGGAAGTATTGGTCGCCTGTCCACGTACCTACGAAAGTACCTGACGTGTCTTTGTAGGCTCTGTATACAGTGCTGGAGCAGTCACCGAATCCTGTACGATCAGGATCGAGACGCCCAGGCGCTTGTCGGTATGCGAACTTGCCGATGCGAGACATCATCCACTGGAGTGCTTTTGCGCCCTTACTGCTGTCACCGCCGGGGGACGGTGTCGGCGACGGAGTGGGTGCAGCACTGTTTTGAGCATCTTTGATCAGGGAATTGATGTTTGAATTAATTTTATCCATTTTACAAATCCACTGATTAACACCATAGGGCACAGCCTGAGCATCACCATACTTAGTTCTAAGACGCATAAGGTAACTGCCGTCAACATTAATGATCGCATTGCCTCCAGCAATAGCAACACTCGCATTATTCGTGGACGACGGTTTCCCACCATTCCCATCAGTGGTTGGTGTGGGAGAGTTCCCACCCTCAACACCACTAGTGTCTCTTGACTTGATGATATTGTAAGCGGTGTTGTATCGGTTGGAGTACTGACCTAAGACAGCGTCGGAGAGTATTGCGCTACGCAGCCCCTCAAGACCAACGTCTCCTCCTACTCGGTTCATAACGCGCATGGCCCTTTGGGGAGACTGGTGGTAGGCGACGCAGAACAGTATAAATACCTCTGTCTCCGACTCAACATTGATCCCATACCTTTCAGCAATGGGCTTGTATGCGTTGGCGTCAATGATCAACTGCTCGCTCTGCACAGTCTTGTTGCGAACAAGAAAGGTCTTGATTGTGTCCCCGAAGTTTCGAGGGAGATAATAAGTATTCCAGAACGCACTTGTCTCAGGGTTAGCTTCTAGCAGGCTGCGAAATCCCAAAGAAACACTGCTGTACCCCGAGGGGTCCTTTGTGCGCATCTTGTTGAGGATTGCTGCGGCACGTACTCCATACCACTGACCAATCCCTACGGTGATTGGGTCATTATAGTTGATTGCACTATAGTTCATTGATGACTCGACAGTGCCGATCGCTTTAACCCACACTTTTTGCATTGTGGCATCCCAGGCCATTCGCCCTCCTTAGATAGACGTCTGCCCCCATTTTAGCATGGGGGCAGACGTGGGTGTTAGAAGATGGAGTATGAAGCGTCGATTGCGAGTCGAGTTCCCGCGGGAATGTCTTTTAATGCAATGATATTTCCGTTATGGTTGACGTTTCCCCTGAATGCGGTTGAATCCTGCCACATAGTGACATAAAAGTTCGTGTACGGACGGGCCCACGGGGGAAGTCTGAACAGAACCTCGCCATTGGTAATGGATCCAACTTCAAAGGTTGCGTGAATTGTCACGTCGTCACGCTCTCTTCGACACACGGCGTACAGGAAATTGTTTTGCCGAACATTATTGAGGTTTGCAAGCCCAGTAAAGTCCTCCCAACCGTAGTTGACCCACCCCGATCCGCCGCGAAGCCATGCATCAAACTGCTGCTGGGCATACTTGTATCCCTCAGGGGTAAAATGCACGTTCATCTCAGGAGTGAAGAACTTTGGCTCCTTACCGTTATGGAACCATGAGCGCGAGCCTTCACAGACAATTGCTCCGTGCGGTGTGGCGAGTCGTTTGATCGCGTTCGTCGTCGATGCGCAGCGGCGTGCGATGTTGAAGTCGTCGTTCGCTTCGCACTCGTTGTAGAGCGCAGGCAGAACAATGATATCCTTGCAGTTTGGGAAGGATGTCTTTAGTTTTTGCATGAATCGCTCAAAAGGCTGCGAGATGTCTCGACCTGTTCGGATGTCGTAAATCAGATCGATAATGTAACACCGCCCAGTTTGATTCCGTTGAAACTCACTGATCTGCGTAGCGGCATTATTAAGCATGGTGACGAAGTTATTGTCATCATTTGACGTAAAACCGCCACCATTAGAAGCATAGTTGTGCGGAACCTCTCCCTTCGACCTGCACCACTCGTCCCAAGTTCCGTTGGCGTATCCAGTAAGAATTGCATTCGAGGACCCAAGGATAAGTGTGTGCGGGTACTTGCTGACACGGTTGACAATACTGTTGGACTCAAGGTCGTTGAGTCGACGATTGGCATCAGTCCTGTTTCCATTGACGTCGCCGCGAATGGACTGTAACTCATCAAGGACTTCTTGCATTCCCTGGCTACTGGCAACAGCGATCTGCGAACCGTCCTTGGCCCGAGTAGTAAAGAACTTGCCGGAGGGATGCTTCTCGAACTTCTCGGTCAGAAGTGTGTTCAGGAACGCGCCGGTCTGCTTCTCCAGATCTGTTAGAGCATTCTTAAATGCCTTTGCCTGACTATCAAATACAGACTCGTTGTCTGCAACAAACTTCTTAACCTTCTCGTTGAAGTCGGCAACAACCTTTGCTTCTTCTTCACCAAACTCGTTAACATACTCAACAACATCGCCGATAACCTCACGAAGCTTAGAGAGTACCTCGTAGTACGTTAGGCCGTCTGCATACGTAAATGGCGCGACGTTATTAATATTGACGCTGTTGATCAGGTATAATGCGGCCTCCATCCGCTCATAAATCTGTAGCCAACGTTTCGACTTGTCAGTTAGTGCCATGATTTCTCCTAGTAAATTCCGTAGTTAAGGTAATGCCGCGTGCGAGGCTGCCCGGTATCCCACAGCCCCATAAAAAGGTCTGAGAGTTCAGCGATAACAAAATCATCCACATTTATGAGTGTGTTTCTGTACCTCGCAATTTGCTCTCCCTTACCCATATTGTAGCCTGTTGACAGAGAGTGCTGATTGTTTCTGTAGTCGTTGGTTCCAGTGCTGGACGACGTCGACTTGCTGGTGTTCGTGCTAGTGCCGCGAGTGCTGGCGTCACTGATGGACGTGGCATAGTCACCATCCCCAGCAAGCCGCGTCTGAGGGGTATCAGACCCAACGGTGCGACCCTTTGAGTCGTTCTTACCTTCTCCTGTGCTACTCTGAGTGTTAGACCCAGAGTTCTGGGAGCGCCCATCCTGAGACGTCTCGTTGACGCGACGACCACCATCAAGCGGATCGTTGTTGAGCAGTTCCGCTTCATACATCCGGTTGTAACGGGGCATGATGCGCTCCATCCGCAACTTAAGGCGCCAGATGAAGATGTCAGGTGTCTCGTGCGCGATCTCCTGGAGCCAATACTCGCGCTTGATTCGACTGTTTAGAACGGTGCGATACGCTTCGTCGAAGATGGGGTAGTCATCAAGCCCGATATGGTCTTTGGTGACTGCGACAACGTCCTTCAGGCGCATCGTGAATTGTGCAGGCATTACTCTCCCCCTGCTACATCGTAGGTTGTGAGGTTTTGGGTTGCTAAATAGTCGTCCATGTTTGGTGCCGCGTTGTCGTCAACAGCCCATTCACAAGAAACCTGGAGACCAAATTTCTCGTTGATCTGCTCACACGCAAGTTGCCGAGGCTTCATATAGGACTCTCGTGATGCTAGGACTTGTCCGGAGTTTCCAGCAGCTTCCTCAACAACCATGCGCTCACGCTTCTCAGAGTTCACGTTCATGATTCCAAGCATCGTCAGGGCTTCGCCCCAGATCTTTGCCTTCGACTCCATGTGCTTAATGCTGGAGACCGCACCTGCGCCAGCGTTCTGGTTAAGTGGGAAGACACCAATCATTGACGCAAGGTTGTCAACGGCAAGGTTCTCAGTGCCCCACACGACGGGCTCGCCATCGTAGATCTTGCTGATGAGGTTCTGTACAGTTAGTCTCTGATCCTGGGAACAGGCCACAATCATGGGGTTGCGCTCGTTGAGTAGATCAATTTCGATCGTGCGATCGATCTGGGCGAGTCGTGCGGCGTAGGAGAGCACGATGTCGATTTCTGGAACACGGATCTGATTACCCCAGATGCAGACGGATTCAGCGGCCGGAACGTCTCGGGAGTAGACACCGTTTCGCGTCACCCGGTACCCGGTGGGATTGTCCTGGATGTCCAGGGGACCGGAAACAGTTGCAGGCATCGCCATAAACAATTCAAAGAACGAATCGTAATAAAAGATACTGTACCCATTATTGAAGATCGTCGATTCAATAAAGCGCGGGTCAATGCCATTAGGGAGCCCTTCCCAAGTAAACCTGGAAATGCACTTGCCCATCAACTGTCGCCTGTACATGAACTCCAGTGCCGCCTGGCGATTCTCTGAAGTTGATGGTTTCGCAGCCATTACCTCACGATAGACAGTATTCTTTACATAATCTCTCTTACCCAATTAAAGTCACCTGATTCGTCTTGTCGATCCGATTGTTTCTAATGTTGATTGTACCAATTCGCTGAGGTGACCGCCACAGTGTCACACCCTTCTCGAAGATCCCCCTGACCGTGCCCTTGAATCCTTCAGGGATGTCGGCACGCTCCAGGTAGCACTCAGCAAGCTTCCAGTAAGTAAACTCTGTCATGAGAGAAAGCCTGGACGGCATCTTGACCCAAGTATTCATGGCATAGCCATATCGCAACCAATAGTCACCAACCCTGCGGATAGCCGCCGACGACATGATTCGCACCCTGCAATCCAGAACCATTCCCTGAGACACAATGGGAGAAACGTAGCCTGACGTCTGCCCAATCACTGTTGGTGGAATGACCTGCATATCTTGCTGCTGGGCATTAATTGACGCCAGCGCGGCCTCATAGTCGCCATTGGCAGAAAACTGCGCTAGTTCAAAGTTGGTGTCACGAACAGTACGCTGCTGACGCTGAGAGATCTGCGACGCACCACTTGCCAACTGATTTTGAATGTTCGCCGTCGACTGTGCCTGCGAGTTCGCGATCATGGCCGAGACGCCCGCCGTAGCCGCCTGACCAAGCCCCGCACCGACGGCCTGTCCATTAAGCCCAACGGCGCCGCCCAGGGCCGTCATACCGCCCTGAACCGCTTGAACGGTTGCCCTCATGTTGTTGTAGCGCGACTGACTGTCCGCCATTGCCGAATTGCCCCACATAGAGTTCTCAGCACCCGCCTGGGTTGCCGCAATGCCCGCGTTAGCAATATCCCGGCTGGCAACGGCTTGCCGCTGGGCGCGCTGCTGCTGCCAGCGAGCACTGTTGCGCTGCGCTGCCATGGTGTGTGCATTGGATGCGAGCGCGTTGAGCGCGCTGTTGTTCACGGTAGCGAAAATGGGTAATGAAGTAAATCCAGTTACGGCGTCCCACTCCTCACCCTTACTGTCGATCACCCTGTTTCGCGAAATCTCATAGATTTTCGTGTTCCAATTGGTGTTGTAGTCCTTGATCCCAAACATTAATGAAGGGTTAGGGTAGACGACATGAGCGTACTGTAGGATACCGATTCCTGTGGTCATTACGGACTCTGGCCGGTACTCAACAGGGTTGCCAGAATAGGTTGTCAGTTCAAGAATGCAATAAGGTGCAGTACAAAACTTCTTGAGTTCTCGATACGCCTTTGGAAGGCGCTCCAGGATCTTCTTCCTGAAGTCCGTCTTAGTCAGTGGATACTCGCGATTAATGTAAATCGAGTCATTACTGATGTTGTACCAATACGCATTACTGCCGAACTTGACCTTGATGTCAGTATTCTTATCGAGAACGTCTTTAGGGATAAGCATCACGGAGCCAATTCCTTGAGTAATCCAAGGCTTCTCACTCATAGACAGCATACCCGTAACAAAATCCTGTCTACTGCACACCCAGTACTGAGGAGCGTTAGGCAATCCCTCTGCCGCAGATCCATACGCTGTACGCACGTTTGGGTTGTTCTTGTCGCCAAACCCATTAGGGTCACGAAGATCGATCGTCGTAGAGACAACGACGTCATAGTCGTAGTTCTTGACGTCAGCAAGAATCTTCCTGTAGGTGTCAAGCACCTGATGCTCCCCACCCATATCCAAACCCTCAGGCTGAGTCAACCACTCGCGCCCGTTATCTGCAAAAGCGTCAATAGCAGCAATACCCATGTGCCCACGCTCAAGGTAGGCGCGACCAAACTTGACTCGCTGATAATAAGTTGACCACACATCAAGTTGCAGGGTCAGTTGAGTAGTGTTAGGCGCGACGTAGTCAATGCTGGTAATGAAATAGAAGAAGGCGTGAGGAGTGTACCCCTCGAAATTTGTTGAGTTCACAGGTCTGCCAGGGTTCTCGACCATAGCATAATTATATTGGTTAGCCTTAGTAAATGAGGTAGGGATTCGAATGGGCTTCCCTTGTGCAAGGTACGTCATTTGATTGATCTCAACCTTGTTCACTTTATTGAAAGACTTAACATACTGGTATGGGGTCCACCCGTAAGCATCCCAATCAATAATGTCTCGATATGTATTATCAAAAGGAACATTACACATCGTGACAACAGACCCAGCAGACCACACAGAATAGTCAAACGATAGTCCTGCGGACGTCTCAGGCGGTTCATTGTAAATCTGATTCACATCCACTCCTAACAGTAAGCCCCGCCATCCCGGAGGATAGCGGGGCGGTTACTGGCTCAGTATATCATGCCTGAACCTGAATACTGATCTCCTTGCTAACAGGCTTAGTGCCACCCGGAGCAGCCTTCGTGTCAACATTTACGCCGACAGTCGGATACCCATTCTTCTCATCGGGCCCAATAGTAAGAACACCATCATTGCTAACCTTCGTTGCCTTACTACTAGCATTCTTGACGTACCAATCGGTAGCATAGCCCTTGTTCGCAGGCGGAGTCTTCCACTCAATCGCCAACTGACGGACAGCGCCCGGCTTCATAACCGTGCTATGAACGCCAGCGTCAGTAAGCACCTTGATACTGTTGATCTCAGCGTTCGTCTCAGTCTTCGGGGTCACGATCACCGTGTTCGGCTTCGTGCCGAAAGCGATCGCAGGCGTGAACGGCGAAGCCGAAATCAGAGACCAGTGGTGCAGCCAGTAGTTGTCATAAAGACCCTCGGGGTTCTGAATAGAACGGTTCTCCAGGAGAACGTCCTTGATCAGCAGGAACTCCCTAGTGGTGAGGATCGCGCTAACTTCAGACAGACCAAGAGCCTCATTCGGAACCGTAATGATGTGCGACGGCGCCTCAGCATCCTGACGGTTGAACGCCGCCGAAAGCGACGTAACATCGACATTAGCCTTAAACTCGGGTGTCGCGATAAGCACCAAGTTCTCAGGGCGAGCAAATGAATGGACCGCTGCCGCGTTATACGCCGGGGTTGGGTAGCGCATCTTGTCCGCAGCTACGCGAAGCGCCTTGAGCGCAGCGTCAGTGTTATTCTTGTTTGCGTCAAAAATATTCAGGTCAGGGATCTGCACCCGGAAGAATCCGTGCTTCTCATCGTAGGTGCGGAACAAAGAACAAATCGTAAGGAACTCACTCCACTCATCTGAGGACGCGGCAACGTTCAGGGTCTGAGAGAGCATGTCGGACAGACCGTTCTCGCTCAGGAAAGCGCGGCGAAGGACGTCGCGGTTAAAGGTAACCTTGAACTTCTCCTTACGGTTGATCGTGTGAAAGGCAGTGTAGGCTGGCGGGCGCGCCTGACCGAATACGTCCTTCTCCAGGTAGTCGCGGTTCTCTTCGTAGATGGTTGGCTTGATGAAGTCCATATGAACCTCTTCGATGGTGTCACCGAAGTTCATCATGCCGTCCTTGAAGACTGCGAGAGGGTTGCGCCACGTAATGTCGCGGACAACTGTGGAACCAATTCGGTTAATCAGAGCAGACATGAACTCGTTTCGAGTAATATTGTCGCTCATAATCCCCTGAATAGTTTCCTGAATATTAGCCTTGGTGGCCTCAGGAACCATCTCCTGATAATCCCTCCGAGCATCAGAACGGATGGCATTAAGCATGTCGACGTTCGAAACGTCATCTCGCAAGCGGGGCATAATTACTTCCTCGTGAATAGATCGGAAATTGACTTAGGCTTCCAGTTCCCATCAGGAACCTTCGAATCGGGATTGTCCCCGGATGAGAAAAGACCGGAGAGACCCGCAAGAGTTTTTCCTGTGCTCTTCATAGCCTCAGTGTCAATCCCCATTTCCTTAATTGTAGCACTACCCGCATCCTTCATGGCAGTACCCGCAAGATTGGCTGCTGCGCCGCCAACCTCACCGATGCCCTTCGCAACAGCCTTCGCATCATCTGCTGTAGACGACACAGCCGCCTTAACGTCATCCGCCGTCATCTCCTTGCTCGCAGGAACATCGTCCCCTGCAAAGGGGTTGCCGGTTTCGCGGTCAGTGGGAGTAAGCATCCCAGAAAGCCGACCTTCAAGCTCACCCTGAAGCGCTGTGACCTTATCCCCGAACACGCTCGCAAGATGATCCCAGGCGGCCTTCGTGTTCTTGAAGGGATCCTCGTCCTTCTCAGGGTTGGGGTCCCCACCCGTCATGTTGCGATCAGATGGAGACACAGCCTTGTTGTCGCCATCAGAATCGCCGGGATCGTACACATTCGACTCAGGCAGACCCGCATCCTTCTTCTGCTCAGGTGAGAGATGAGCGGTATCTCGGTTCATCTGTTGGGCGCGCTCCTGCTGATACTTCGGGTCAGCAAGTTTGTCGCCGGTAACCCCTGTTACGGGAACGCGGGACTTGTCAGGCTTACTCTCCATATTCTTTCTGGTCTGCTCCTGAGTTCGCTTCGCGTCTTCAGCAACATTACCCGTCCCCTTGTACTTATTGACCTTTCCCATTTCTTCTCCTAATAGAGGTAGGCTAGGAACTTACGTTCCTAGCCTACCATTAATACCCAATATCAGCTAGCGCTACAGAGGCTTGCAAGCCGTTCCGTGTGAGCCCTTATCACCGGGTTGCATCTCACACAGGTCCAGAGTCACTTTGCTGACTTGGGAGCCTTTCGAGCAAGATAGTCGATAAGGGCGTCGCGAACAATCTCGTCTGTGGTGCGACGCTCGATCCAGTGCTGCTCATCGACATCCATAATAAGGGCCTTGGGGAGACGGTACTTAACAGTCGCCTTGTCGCTAATGGGTCGTGCCATGATTGATCCAGCCTTTCAAACTTTAAGTGTAAATGTTGTGTCTCGAAGAACTATTCCTCCGGGAACTCTTACAGGAATTAGTTTACCTCCCCACCGGCCGCCAGTCAACATGTCGTCCAACGTTAATGATGCGGCCACTGAGCGGGGCATTCCTGCAATGTGCACGTCCAGTTTACCATCAATCTCTTCTGCGTACTGCTTCGCTCGAATGTAAACAGATTTTATGAAATTGCCCTCATGTTTCCATGCGCCAAGTTCTACAGGATCAACCCAGAGCGTTTCAGGCGGCGATGTAGGTCCAACGAGGTGGAGTGAGTCTGTGTCTGCGTAAGCGAAAGTTTCGTAATTATCTTGCGCTGCATTTATCGTCTTACTCCGGGCGTATGCTGTAATAAACACTCCTATTGGTGTGTAAACCGGATCGCGTGTTTCCATTTCATTCATCTCTAACGAAACTCGGTTGTCCTTCAAAACGGGATGCTTGCCTGTAATATCGGGATTCGTAGCGAACTTTCCATAAAGACTATTGAGGTGTAGTTTTGCAATTTGACGTAAGCCGCCAGTGTTATTCTTTTTAATTTCCATAAAATGATCTACGTATTCATCAAAAAATCCATGCGAACCCCTGAATTCAAAAGTTCCGTTCCATGAAAGTATCTTTAAATCGTAATGTTTCTTCCAGAGTTCTATGTCAATGTTTGTTGCAACAACTTCGGTTGGCTCATTAATTTCAGTGAGGTATTCAGTGGGATTAAATGTCAAATTCTTTTTAATTTGAATGCAAGGAATGTGATTTGGTTTTAACTTAGCCTTAATTGTAATAGATGAAATGTAAAGAGGTCTTTGAGTTATGGGGCCTCCTTCGGAATACATTGGGTCGCCGTAGGGGAGTAGTGAGTTGCGCATGACCGACGGATAAAGCGAATTGACGTCATAAACACTACCTTCACCATTAAGTCTCCTAGAGAAACGAGGGGAAGCGTAGGTAAATCCTCCACGATATGCCTTCCGAATTTCAGAGTCGATCTCAGGGGACAAGATGGGGAATCTGCGAATAAACAATTTACCCGTCATCTTCTTGTAAGTTGCTAAAGAGTCTGCCCCTGCGGTCAGTTTTGTCATCTTTTCAGCAAACTGGACCTCTAATGCTTGGGCGACAATAGCAACGTCATTCCTCTGATAGCGCCTCTCCTGTTCCGTTGGAATGTAACCTACGGGTCTAGGTTTTTCATAGTCAATCTCAAGTTTTTGGTCATGAAGATTGAATGCCTTGGCAATTGCTGACACGGACATGGGGAGTTTCTTGAATGAGTCACGAAACTCGATCCTGTATCCAGTCTCGAACACGACTGTAATTGAATAAAATTGCCCCATCCGAGAAATAAGGGATGAAAACTGTTTCACACCAGGATTTTCTTTAGTCCAACTATATCCATGCTTAAGGAGCCAATCTAGAATGAAGATTCCATCAAACTTAAGATTATGAAAATATATGTATGCGGCTCGACCTGCAATATGATGCATGAACCCGTCAAGGGAAGTGCCATCCACATAATCAGACAGTTTCCCCACCTTAATGATGCCCCATGACCACACCCGACAATCCTCTTCTTGAGTAGTTGTCTCAAAGTCGGCACAGTACGAGGGGATCTTCTTGTGGCTACGCCTAACGTTTGGACCGGCGACGGTTGCGGCGCTTGTTGATTGGCGAACCACTAAAATCGTCCTCCGGTCTAATCTTTACTGCCTTAATATTTTCAAGTAGAGCAAGTGTCTCAGAATGTGCGTTCTCCACGTCGTCATACCACACATCCTCATTTGCTCTTCGCTTCTCGAAGTAGCCTTCTTTTGCCGCTTCGTACATAAGCGATAACTGATTAGCGAAATCGCCGTTAACAGTCCACATGAGCCATAAGACGTCGTCGGGAATGTCGGTCAAAATATCGTAAAGTGCGGGGTCGCCAATCACGTCAAGCATGGCAGCAATCTGTTGCTTGGCCGCAGTAAGTTTCTCGGCCTTTGCTGCCTTCGAAAGGTTGTCGAGAATGGAGGTCGTCTTTTCGCGCATGGCTTCAGCAGAATCGAAATGAATCGTCCGCTTGTCCGGGTTCATACGCTCAAGAGCATAGTGTGAGCCGCCACCTAAATAAGTCTTACTTGGCCTAAAGTCGCGAATCCAGTCACCAACAGTGATGTCACCCATGTAGGGTAGTTTTGTACCGCTCACAGATCTCTCGTAAGCCGCTATGTCGTCATTATAGCGTTGAACAGCATGCTTATAACGACGAACGTCTTTAGCAGAAATGGGATTACCTTTACTGTCAGCAAAGTACCAAACACTATCAGAATTATTAAACTCACTAAGACGCTCAAGTTCTCTCGCCGCATTCCTCAACGTCACCTTCCCAATCGCAGACTTACCCAGCGGATCATACTTAGTTCCCCGAATATCGGCACCATCACGACTAGTCGCCATCTTATACATCTTCCGAATCGCACGATCACGCTCACCTTGAAGCAAGTCTCGCGCCTTATCCAGTTCAGAGCGATGCTGTCTCTTAGCATCAGCCTTCACTGAACCCATCTTCGCAGGGCCTGAAGACATCTCCCCCAACGTGTCGGGTAACCCCAGATTACCCGACAAATTCAGGCCACCAACAAACTCCCTGACGTCAGCAGCCGTATTACCAACGCGCTTAGCGCCACGCTTAAACGACCTATAATGCTTGGCCCAATGAGACTTAACCATAAAAAAATCCCCCCGCCCCCTAAGGGGCAGGGGGCATAATCATTCTACTAGACTCAGGCCAGTGTCACAGTCGTGTACTCACGACCACGACCCGACTTCGCCGAACCGACCTTAACAGCAACCGGCTCCGGCCACGCCTTCACATCACCAAGGATATCAACAAGGCGCTGAATCTGCGCAACAACCGTCTGAGAGGAAGTGCCATAAGCCTTGCCGTCCTTGTCAATAACCGTGATGGCCTTCCGATTCTCAACCTCTCCAGTGTCAGTGTCGACCACCTCGTCCTCAGTGATCACGATGTCCTTGATCTCAATCGTCTTGCCGCGCAGTTCCTTGAACGAGACAGCGGAGTTCTGGGCAGTAAAGAAAGCCTTCTTGCCAGCAAAGTCGTCAGGAAGGGAAGAGTAAACAACAGCCATGATCATTTCCTTTCATTTATGGCTCGATTTCGTTTTAGTTCTGGTATTACCCGCCCAGCCGGGAATCTAAAAGAGTGTAGGGCTTTCGTCTTTAGATGACGATTCAAGGACCACTAAAGACTTTGGAGTAGTAAGCATCTCACAAACTATATTAGGTATGCGTGTGGTGTGCGGAAAGCGAATATATTTAGGATTGTCTGTCCTGTCATTCATTGCCACAATGTTTTCACTGTCTATTCGCACAGTGACCTTTTGCGAAGACCGCATCATGCAATAAACATAAGTTTGTGGGTTGGAGGTATGGTAGCGAATAACCTTGTGTAAGGTGTAATTCAAGTCATTACCATATTTCCTGACAGTGAAGTGCTTCGGAAAAACTACAACACAATCATGAGCACGAAAAGCAACATCGCCATCCACAACAACCAACCCCCAATCCTAGGCACCGCCTTCGCAGCGATCATACCCCCAGCCACACCGACAGCAACCCCGCCCGCACTAAGCCGCTTGCCATGATCACGCACGTCAGCAGGAGTATAACCCACATAAGAGTCAACAGCATTCTGTCGCTCATATTCATCCGCCCCCATCTCCTTGTCCATCCAAATCCATTCACCATTAATGCATTCCCACATCGTTCTTACACCTCAAGCCAATTGTCAACCATGTTCATGGCCTTGATAAGGTTCCCAACAGGAACTGTTAGTCTTACGAGGTTCCATTGAAAAGTTAACATGTCCTCGCCGTCATCAAAGACGTTAACGCGAGTTCCATGAACATTAAATGCGACCCGGTCATTCGAATGGTTCACATAATATTCAGTCCATCCTCCAATCACCATCCGGAGTTTCATGCTCTTGCAAGGTTGAATGTTGTGTGTGCGGTTCTCTGTTCCGTTCATGTATTAATAATGCATCAACATTCTTCGCCAGTCAAGTTATCTGCACGT